ATCATTTTCTTTTTCACCACTTTTTATTTATTAAACGCTCTTACACTAGTATTAACTCTCGTCTCTACCATTCCTTTAAAATGTTTTTTAGTACCCTCAGTTGTTAAACTTGCTGCTCCAAAATAACCTCTTCTTAAATTATAAGGTCTATTCTTAACAACAGTACTAGTGCCTCCTTTTTTTCCACCTTTTTCTAAGAAAACGTTTAAATAAAAATTATTAGGTTTAATAAGTGCTGGACTTATAACTTTTCCAACAATACTATTATTCTTTTTTTCAATAGTTTTATAAATATTACTTGCTGTCCTACCACTCTTTTTTGGAATTAATTCTTTCCATTTCATTGATGCGAAAGTTGTAGCATCTTCTACACTATTAATTCCATTTTTAACAATGTTTTTAGCTAACCTATTCAATCCATTATTCGCATTATTAATAACTTTAACACTCATCATTGTCTTGTAACTCCTCTAATAACTAAATCCTTCTGATGAACAACCTTATTTCCGCCAATAAAACCATCAACTATACTACTACTTTCATTACTAACTATTTGAAAACCAAGACTTACTTGTCCATCATCTAAAACATTATCAGCCTTTTGAATTGCTTCAACAACTCCTTGACTGCTAGTTCCATAACAAGTTAAATCAATGTTAACTCCATAAACGTGTAATCCACTAAAACTTAAATTATTCCTATCAGTACTTGTTCTTAAAACCATTACAGGATATCCTGGAAAATCTTTACTACTACTGTCTGGGAAAGCAGGATAAACTCCATTAATATAACCACTCACTAAATTAGCATTAAGACCACTTCTAACTCTTAAATATAAATCACTTTCAATACTACCAGTATTTAATTCTGTCATGTTCTCTTTTTCTAACCTCTTTTAGTTATTTTGTGTTATTATTGTATAATTGTATTATACTCACAATGTTTGTAAGTCAAGTCTGTAAAATACTAATTCATCATCCAGTATTTCTGAACGAACATTAGTGATTTCATAATTGATAGTTTTATAAACGATTTTATCATTTATTGTATAGCTTGTTCCACTTTTAGTGTAACAAGTACTATCATAACTATTATTGTCTCCTTGCGTTACTCTTGATAAGTCAATATCTACTTTTTGTAATAATCCTATTATATAATTGCTTCCAACATATTTAGCACTATTACTCATTTCTCCCCATTCATTTAATAAACCACTTGTTGCAATATAATGTAACATGCTTCCACCGTGTGTGTTTATTATATTATTTATATCAGTTCTTGCTTGGGTTGATATTGTCATTTAAAATATAATTAATCGAAACATACTTATATACTTATTTACTAATAAATAATGTGACCACAAATAATAATAATTAAAAAAAGTGGACACCCTAATTAAGTAAAAGTAACCTTATACTCAACATCCTTACGAATATTATTCAAACACATATTAGCTTGACTAAGATAAAACTTTAACTGATTACTAACAGGATTATTACTGTTACCTTTCTTCACACTAAAATCACCAATACTGTAATCAAAATCGACACCAACACCATACATGTAACCAAGAGTGTAAGCAGCACCAAGATTCTTAATAACAGGCTGATAACTTTCAGGAACACTACTTTCACTAATGCTTAAACTTAAATAATTATTAACTTGAATCCTACTATCATTCAACCATTCATAAATCATAGGACTACCAGTAACACTAACTGGAATACCATCTATCCTATTTATAACTCCACTTACCATATCATTTATACTTGTCATTTTCTTTCACCACTCACCATTAAAACACTCCTACACTTTTCAAAACAAAACCCACAATAACAGAAATTATAGAACCAGAAACCAACCAAATAACCTTATTCTTCAAATTAGATGAAACTAACAATTTCGCAAACTCAATTTTAATATAACTAATATCATTCTCAATATGGAATAAATGATTGTTCTTAATAAGTTTAATATCCTCTTTAATGTCAGTAATATCACTTTTTACATCGTCATATTTTGCATTACACGTTTCCTTACTCATAAATTCATCTTTCATTTTTATTTTCATCTCTTCTTACTTGGACTTAATATTGCTGGAACACCAAAAGGATTATTTAATAAATAATATGTTAAATCTTACTTATATACTTATTTACTAATAAATGATTTGGTAGTGAATTATAATTCATAACATTTAATTATAATTACTAATTCATTTATAAATAAATTGTTTTTAAAAAGTCCAAAAAAGAGACAATTAGAAACAAAAAATAATAATAAAATATTATAATAGAATACTCTAAATCTTAATAAAAATAAAAATAAAAAAAGTGGAATGCTAAGCACCCCACTATAAAAAACTATTTATTCAAAAGCAGCCCAACTAAAAGCTTGACTAGCACTAAAACTTCCATCTTCGTACTTTAAATCTTCACTTCTTAAACCATCAATTATATTAATTCACCGTCCTCATGTAGTTGTTATCTTACAAATAGCTTCTGCTCTAAGTTGTCTAACTTTAATTCTTTGAGTGATACTTGCTCCACTTAAATCGTGAATAACATCTTTGTAATTCTCAACTGTAACAGGTCTTTTTTCTGCCATAACGAAAGCTTCTTCTCTATCGAAAATATAAGCATACTTAGTATTCATTAATTTTCCACTAATTCTTTTAACAATTAATCCGAAAATTTTACCAACTACACCTGTATCTAACATTTCTGTGCTTCCTAATTTATCAGCTTCAACAAAAGTATCTATATTTCTTAGATCATTCAAAACTTCAGGTCCAACATACATTGTAGTTGGAGTGTAGTCTGCATCATCTAAATATTGCATACCTCTTGTAATATTAGCTATTGTGATAGCAGATCCACCAGTAATAGTGTTACTTGCATTATCTAAAGCATCATTAACTATAAGAGTATCTTCATTCTCTCCTAATTTAATTCCTACACTTCTAATATTTTTAGCAAGTAAATTCCATTTACCGTCTTCCATCATTTCTTTTGTTATAAATGGTCTTGCACCATATTTAACAGGTTTCATATTAAAGCTTGTGTAACTCTCAACATCTATTGGATTTGCTCCACCTTCTGCGATTTGTCTTACACTTATACTATCTGGAGTTGCTAAATCTATATCCACTGAACTTCCTGGGATATCTTTAGGACCCATGTATATTGCTATATCATTTCTACCTATTCTTCTTTTATCAACAGCCTCAATTAGTCTGTCGTAAATTTTTTTCATTATTAATAATGAACCTTCTGTACCTGTACTGGTACTTAAATATTCTTGTACTGTAACCATATTATTTCACTTTCCTCATCTTAATTTAATTATTGCAAATCCTGTTAAAGCAGTTGCACTTGTTAATGCTCTTCCAAACACACTTTGTAATCCACTAGCATCGTCTGTAATTCCATTAACCATGTTTCCGTATCCTGCAACTACAACATCTTCGTTTGCTGTAACAGCTGTACTTCCTGCTGGTAACATAAATACACCATCTAGGGCAACACTAACTAACAGTCCAGAAGTTGTAGATTGCATAGCAATTCCAATTCCATTCCAAGCTGAAGCAGCTTTTAATACAGCAATATCTGCTGTTACATATGTGCTCATACTACTACCAACACAATCAGTTCCACTTTCCCATGCAACTATATCTCCATCAGTGATTGTTCCAGCAGCTTTTGTACTTATTACACACTTTGGTTCATCAAATGGCATTATTAATCTATCGTAACTCATTTTTCATTCATCTCTTAAATATATTATCTTTACTTGAAGCTTCTTTTGGCATGTAATAGAAACTAGTTCCATTAGCAGCTTTTTCTATAATTAAATTAGAATAAGCAGTGCCTAATTTTTCTTCAATTTTCTCAACATCTTCATCGTTAACTTTTCCTTTCTCTTCAGAGTCAGCAACTTCTTCGTCACTTTCGGTTACTTTAACAGATTTAATTTGTTGTAATTCTTTTTTAACTGCCTCGCTAATTAAATTTTTTAAACTTTCTTCTTTTGCTTTTTCAGCTTTTTCTTGTTCAATAACTTTTAATTGACTTGACATTTCTTCTTTTTCTTTCAAAATGGTTGCAAGTTGTGCTTCCATTTCAATTATTTTTTTACTTTGTAATTCTTCGGACATTTTATTCTCCTCATTTTTTTCACTTAATAGTGTATTAGAATCTTCTGTATTATCTAATTTTTCAGATATTATATCTGTTATTAAATCATTTTCAGACTCGTTAATATTAAAATTAAAACTCTCACTAATAGCATTACTAACATTTATACTAGAATTCTTATCTCCTGGAAAAGTAACTAAACTTAATTCCTTGAAAGTCATTCCTCTAGCAACATAAACATCTATAACTTTGTCTCCTTCTGTAACTTGTTCTTTCTCTAAAGTTTTACAATCAGCACATATGCTTACTTTACTAATATATCCCCTTTTTATTTTGTTGATGATTTTTCTTTCATCAGGGTCTATTTCAGCAATGTAATCAAGTCCTCCTGCAACTTTTTCACTTCCTATAATTACACCAAGTGTTTCTCTTACATCTTCGTGATTGTGACTGTTAAGTATTGGTTTCCCAATAAGACTTGGAGCAGCCATATCTAACTCTTCGTTGATGTATTTTACTCTGTTACTTGTTATTGTTTCGTTAATAGCTCTTCCTTTTATTACTAAAGGAGCATCTATTGATGTTTTTTTTCCTTTTTCATATTCTATTACATTAGCCCAGTTCAGTTTAACATCTTCTCTTATTTCTTTGCTTCCATCGAAGTACCATTTTGGGCTTTCTTCTTTTGTTGGAGCAGTTCCATATTTTTTCTTGTATGCACTGATTGCCATATTGTAACTTTCAGAATTACTGTATGTTTTTTTAGTTTTTGGATTTTTAGTTCCTTTTAATTTTAACTTTATACCTTTAAGTATTTTTTCAAAATTTTGTGGCATTAGTATTCACCTTTCTTTAAATTTATATATTCAAAATGTTTTCTTTGCCTATATAATGATCGTATCTTTCCCCTTTTTGTTAAATCGTGGGTTCTTAAGCCGTCTGTTATTGAAGCATCAGTTCCTTGAGCCTTATTTTCCAAGCCTTGGTTTACAACGCTTAATTTGGCTACTTGTACTATACTACCTGTAATTTCGTCTTCGTAATCTCCAACAACTAATACATCTTCTTCACTAACTGTTGTATTTCCATGACAATCATGGATGTAATCAGTATCATAATGAGGATATGAGTATCTTTGTTGACAATTTGGACATATACCTATCATTTAAATATGTAATAATCAATACATTTTTAAATACTTATTTACTAATATATAATCTTATTTTGTTGTAAACAGTGATAAACACTAATAAAAACATTACTAATAAGTAAATTATCATAATGAAAGCATTTACTTTATTAAGTACTTCATATCCTATAAAATTAAGTAATATTAATCTTGTAGTAGTAAGTAATATGATCTTGAAAATATTTGTAATTAACAAGAACAACATAGTAATTGCTATTATCATTTTCTTATTCATTTAATTAACCTCCCT